GTGTATATAAAGACCTACAGGATGAGCAATCTAGTAAAGTACGTGGAGGCATTGGTATGGCTTATGATCAATAATAAGTAACATGGAAAATATATATACAGATATACCTACTTGGGATAATGGTACTTGGACTACTACATCTTTTGAATCTAGAAAAGATTTTGGTGATTTTATATTATCAATATTTAAAGAACCAGGGTTATATGAATTTGATGAAGCAAGTAATAAAGTATTTAATTCTGAATCAACAAGATTCAATAAAGAAAAAGTATACTGTGTTGCTCCATTTAAATCTAAAGACTTTATCAATTACTGGGATGACCAGAAAGCTAAATGTAGATTAGGTGTTATTGTTAAGCATGGAAATAAGACTTGGTACCTTACCAGAGATTATTACATGTGGTTAAACTTCTTACCAATCTTTGATAAGGAGGAGCAGAACTTTGGATTTGCAAAAATCAGGGATGCTCAGTACCACATGGCGTTATATGAAATACTTGCAGAAATAAACTATATGCATGTAGCTATCCTTAAAAAACGTCAGATAGCATCATCATACTTTCATGCAGGTAAACTTATTAATCAATTATGGTTTGAGGCCGGTGTTACACTTAAGATGGGTGCATCACTTAAAGATTACATAAATGAGAAAGGTACATGGAAATTCTTATCTGAGTATGCAGCATTCTTGAATGAACACACAGCATGGTATAGACCAATGTCTCCAGACAAGGTAATGATGTGGCAACAAAAGATTGAGGTCAGAAAAGGAGACAGAAAAACTGAAGCAGGTTTAAAAGGTACTATGCAAGGTATGTCTTTTGAGAAAGATCCTACAAATGGTGTAGGGGGACCGGTTAAATACTTCTTCCATGAAGAAGCAGGAATTGCTCCCAAGATGGATACAACATTTGGTTATATCAAACCAGCACTTAAATCAGGTATGATAACTACCGGATTATTTATTGCTGCAGGATCTGTAGGGGATTTAGATCAATGTGAACCCTTAAAGAAGATGATACTGGATCCTGTTAGTAATGATATATATGCCGTTGAGACAAATCTTATTGATAAAGATGGTACAATAGGTAAATCAGGATTATTTATACCTGAACAATGGTCAATGCCTCCATACATAGATGATTATGGTAATAGTCTTGTAGAAGAAGCACTAAAAGCATTAGATGAATTTTTTGCTGAAGTAAAGAAAAATAAAGAAGCTAAAGATTATCAACTTGAGGTATCACAGCATCCAAGAAATATAGAAGAGGCATTTGCATTTAGAAAAGCATCTAAGTTTCCACCACATCTTGTTAATGCACAGATAAAAAGAATAGAAGAAAAAGAATACTCTTCAGAGTATTTAGATATATCAAGAGATGAAACAGGTAAAGTAAAAGTTAAGTCAACTAATAAATTACCTATATCTGAGTTTCCAATATCTAAAAAGACAGAAGATAAAACTGGTACATTAGTAGTATGGGAAAGACCAGTACCTGATCCTACATACGGAATGTATTATGCATCAATTGACCCGGTAGCAGAGGGTAAGACAACTACTTCAGAATCACTATGTTCCATATATGTAATGAAAGCACCGGTTGAAGTGACTAAAGTTACTAATGGTGAAGCAGAGACATTTATAGAAAGAGATAAGATTGTAGCTGCCTGGTGTGGTAGATTTGATGATATAAATAAAACACATGAAAGACTTGAACTTATAATTGAATGGTATAATGCCTTTACAATTGTAGAGAATAACATATCTCAGTTTATCAATCATATGTTAGCTAGAAAAAAACAAAGATATTTAGTACCAAGAAATCAGATAGTATTCTTAAAAGATGTTGGAGCTAATGCAAATGTATTTCAGGAATACGGTTGGAGAAACACGGGTACATTATTCAAGAATCACATGATAAGTTATACTATTGATTATCTTACTGAAGAAATAGATCATATACAAAAAGATGATGGTACTACAGTAAAAATACATTATGGTGTAGAAAGAATTCCAGACATCATGTTACTCAAAGAAATGCAAGCTTATCAAGATGGTCTCAACGTGGATAGACTTGTTGCATTTTCTGCATTAGTATCTTTTGTAAAAATACAACAGGCAAATATAGGTTATGCTAAGAGAGTAGTGATGGATGATGCTAGTTTAAAATTGGATAAGTCAAAAAATTTGTATAAATTAAAGAGTAGTCCTTTTAGACATATGGGAAGAAGTGGATTAGGTGTTAATCAAAAATTAAATAGATCACCGTTTAAGAATTTAAAATAAAAAGATATGCAAGTATATAATGCTTTACAGCTTAAGAAAGGAGCCAAAACAGAACATAATAGGTTAGGTAGTATTACCCAACCTTTACAGTTTATACCTAAAAAAGAAAAAGATGATAAGTGGGCAGCTTGGAATCTTGACTGGTTAGAGTGGAATGGTCTTAAGCAGATTAAAAGAAATGCGCGCAGGTTAATGAAAAATTATAAATTAGCTAAAGGTGTTATAGATAAATCTGATTATATCATAGAGGAAGACAATGATTATAGAGATATAATTGAAACATTGACTAAAGAAGATGCATCTGCACTTGAGTTAAAGTTTTACCCAATCATACCTAATGTTATTAATGTTCTTGTAGCTGAGTTTGCTAAAAGATCAAGTAAGTTATCTTACCGCGCAGTTGATGAGGGTTCCTACAATGAAATGATGGAGCAAAAAAGACAGATGGTAGAAGATGTACTTATGTCTGATGCAAGTATGAAGATTATATCAGCTATGGTAGAACAAGGTCTTGATCCAGAATCTGAAGAGGCACAACAACAATTAAATCCTGAAAGATTAAAAACACTACCAGAGATAGAAGCATTCTTTAAAAAAGACTATAGATCATTAGTAGAACAGTGGGCTACTCACCAACATGAAGTAGATGTTGAAAGATTTAGAATGGATGAGTTAGAAGAAAGAGGTTTCCGTGACATGCTTATTACAGATAGAGAGTTCTGGCATATGCGTATGATGGAAGATGATTATGATGTTGAGTTATGGAATCCTGTACTAACATTCTATCACAAATCTCCTGATGCTAGATATATATCCCAATCTAACTGGGTTGGTAAAACAGATATGATGACTGTAGCAGATGTTATAGATAAGTATGGTTATATGATGAATGAGGATCAGATGGCATCACTTGAAGCTATTTATCCAATTAGATCTGCAGGATATAATATTGGTGGTGTACAGAATGACGGATCTTTTTATGATGCTACTAAGTCTCATGAATGGAATGTTAATATGCCGTCATTAGGATTTAGACAATATTCAACTGCAGCAGCTAATAACATATTTAATGCGGGAGATATTGTCAATTATATCTTAAGAGAAGGTGAAGATTATTATGATCAAGGTACAGCATATTTATTAAGAGTAACTACAGCATATTGGAAATCCCAAAGAAAAGTAGGTCATTTAACTAAAGTTACTGATTCAGGTGAAGTAATAACTGAAATAGTAACAGAAGACTATAAAGTAACTGATAATCCAATATATGATACAAGACTCTTTAAAAACAAGACTAAAGACAATTTAGTATATGGAGAGCACATTGATTGGATCTGGATTAATGAAGTATGGGGTGGTATTAAAGTTGGACCAAATATTCCATCATTCTGGGGTATGAATAATCCAGGTGGTTTTACACCTCTATATATTGGTATTGATAAACAAAACATAGGACCATTAAGATTCCAATTTAAAGGAGACAATTCTATATATGGTTGTAAACTACCAGTAGAGGGTGCAGTATTCTCTGATAGAAATACTAAGTCTACTGCTTTAATAGATTTAATGAAACCATTCCAAATTGGATACAACATAGTAAATAACCAAATAGCAGATATCTTAGTAGATGAATTAGGTACAGTAATATTACTTGACCAGAATGCATTACCAAGACACTCAATGGGTGAAGACTGGGGTAAGAACAACTTAGCTAAAGCTTATGTAGCTATGAAGAACTTCCAGATGTTACCATTAGATACATCTATTACCAATACAGAGAATGCATTAAACTTTCAGCATTTTCAAAAACTAGACCTTGAACAAACATCTAGGTTAATGTCAAGGATACAATTAGCTACATATATGAAGCAACAAGCATATGAAGTTATTGGTATCAATCCACAAAGAATGGGTCAACAACTTTCTCAACAAACTGCAACAGGAGTTGAGCAAGCAGTAGGTGCATCATATGCACAAACTGAGATGTACTTTATTCAACACTCAGATTACTTGATGCCTAGAGTACATCAGATGAGAACTGATCTAGCACAATTTTATCACTCAACAAAACCATCTGCAAGATTAACATATATTACAGCAGCTGATGAGAAAGTAAACTTCCAGATTAATGGTACAGATTTACTTATGAGAGACTTAAATATATTTGCTACAACTAAAGCAAACTATAGATCAGTATTAGAACAGTTAAAGAATATGGCTTTAAATAATAATACTACAGGAGCATCAATATATGACTTAGGTAGATTAGTACAATCAGAAAGTATAGCTGAGTTAAACTCTGTACTTAAAGATTCTGAAGCTAAGATTAAAGCACAGAAAGATGCAGAGATGCAGCATCAACAACAAATGCAAGAACAACAATTGCAAGCTAGAGCTCAAGAAGAGAAACTTAAAGCAGATAGTGCACAGATTGAAGCAGAAAAAAATAGACAGAGAGATATACTTGTTGCTGAAATCAGAGCTGCTGGATTTGGTGCTACTCAAGATATTAATCAAAATCAGATATCTGACTACAATGATTCATTAAGAGAGATACAAAAGTCTGAGCAATTCACAAGTCAGATGAATCTTGAGAGACAAAAAGAGTCTAACCGTATGTCTGCAGATAATCAAAAAGCACAACTTGAAAGAGAAAAGCTACAAGTTCAACAATCTATAGCAGATAAACAACTACAAATTGCTAGAGAAAACAAGAATAAATTTGATGTAAAAGATAAATCAAAAAATAAGAAATAAGATTTAGCTATATAATGCCAAAAATGAAAAAATAAAAATAGTGTATTTTAAATTTATGAAGTTTATTTGTAAAAAAATACTTATATTATTAATAGTAACATAAAGACCAACATATGAATACTGATGAGCAAACAACACAAGATAACACTACTGTTTCACAGGTAGATGTAAACTTGGATGAATTATTTGGAATGCCTGGTGCAGAAAACGTGATGCTACCAGAAGAGGAAGAAGAGAAAAAATCTCTTTTTACTAAAGAAGCAAAAACTGATTATGAGTTCCTTGACAGTAAAACTGGTGTAACAAGTAAACCGGATACAGAAGAAGAAACAGTTATTAAAGCAGAAGTAGAAGAAACTATTGCTGAATTAGATAACTTAATTACTCAAGAAGAAGATGCAGGTAATAAAGGAAGACCTAAAGTTGATAAGTCAGGTCTTTTTGAGTTAGCAACTAAGATGATTGAGGAAGGTAGTTTATTTGCATTTGATGATGATAAACCTTTAGAAGAATATACTACTAAAGATTTTAGAGAATTGTTTGAGGCTAACTTTCAAGAGAAAGAGAGAAAGATTAAAGAAGATGTGCCAAAAGAATTCTTTAATGCATTACCAGATGAATTAAAAACTGCAGCT